CCGGCATAGGTCTTTCACATATCAAGAATTTTCACAACGCTATGCAGATAGCACTCTTCTTGGTAAGTCTATTCCTCTTCCTGAACTTCGTCGTCAGGATGATAAGAATCGTCAGAATAGTATTGATAACATTCCAGACTATTTGAAACTGGTTCTTGGTGAAGATATTCGTGTTCACTTTGAGCACTCTCTACGCATCTACAAGCGTCTCCTGGACGCTGGAGTAGCAAAGGAGTGTGCAAGGTTTGTACTGCCTCTAGCGACACCTACAAGACTCTATATGACGGGATCTGTAAGGTCCTGGATTCATTACATTGATCTTCGTTCTGCACATGGTACACAGAAAGAACATATGGAGATTGCAGAGTTGATTCGCTGCATCTTTACGTGTCAGTTTCCTGCTGTATCTGAAGCACTTGGTTGGACTCGTGAGGGTTGTGCTGATTGTGTAGATGCACCTTCTATCACTATTGAATAAATATTCTTACAGTTTATTGAAATTTATGGCAGTATACCCCGTTATTAATAAAGAAACTGGTGAACAGAAAGAAGTCAAGATGAGTGTTCACGATTGGGATCAGTGGAAAGTGGATAATCCAGATTGGGAGAGAGATTACTCTGACCCATCCACCTTTCCAAACTTTGGTGAAATTGGAGAAATCTATGACAAACTCAGGGTTAAACATCCTGGATGGAATGAAGTTCTCCGTAAAGCATCAAAAGCACCTGGTTCCAACGTAAGACCTGTTTAAAAATGCCAGCAAAAAGAAACACTCCCAAGTCTCCAGTTCCATTTGGAATGAGCAACAAACAAATGAAAAGAAAAAAACCAATCAACTCAGACTTAATGCGGACGATTGAACCTCTGACAGATAATCAGGAGGAACTTTTCCGCTGCTATAAGAATGACCAGAACTTAGTTGCATATGGTTGTGCAGGTACTGGTAAAACATTCATTACTCTTTATAATGCTCTTAAAGATGTTCTGAATGAAAAGTCACCTTACGAAAAAATTTATATTGTAAGGTCTCTTGTTGCTACTCGTGAGATTGGTTTCCTTCCTGGAGATCATGAAGACAAGTCTTCTCTTTACCAGATTCCATATAAGAATATGGTAAAGTATATGTTTGAACTACCAACAGAAGCAGATTTTGAAATGCTCTATGGTAATCTCAAAACTCAAGGGACGATTAGTTTTTGGAGTACTTCTTTTATTCGTGGCACAACTCTGGACAACGCTATCGTTATCGTTGATGAATTTCAAAACTTGAATTTTCATGAACTTGATAGTATAATTACTCGTGTAGGTGAAAATAGTAAGATCATGTTCTGTGGCGATGCTACACAATCGGATCTTCTAAAAACGAATGAGAAGAATGGAATTATTGATTTCATGAAAGTTCTTCGCATTATGCCTTCAATTGATATTATTGAATTTGGAGTTGAAGATATTGTTCGCTCTGGATTTGTCAAAGAATATATTCTTGCAAAAATGGAAATCGGTGTATGAGTTTTATTCATCATAATTACTTGGGTGATATTGAATTAGAAAAGAAAGAAACAAATGGCATCCGTCTCTACAATCTTCCTAGTGGAGCATGGGTGCCATCTATTACCTCAGTCACTTCATTTTATAATCGTCAAATTTTTGTAAAGTGGCGTGAACGTGTTGGTCTTGAAGAGGCAAATCGTATCACAAGACAAGCAACTGCAAGAGGTACTGATTTCCACGAAGTTGCACAGGACTATCTACTGAATAAAGAACTAGACTGGAACAATTATCTCCCAGCATCTAAGTTTATGTTTCATCATTTGAAACCAGAACTTGATAAGATAAATAATATTCATGCAATTGAAAGAACACTCTACTCAGAATACTTTGGATTAGCTGGTAGAGTTGATTGTATTGCTGAATATGAAGGAGAGTTGGCAGTCATAGATTTCAAAACTTCAACTAAAATTAAACCAGAAGCCTGGATTGAAAATTATTTCGTTCAAGAAATGTTTTATGCTTCTGCATACTATGAGATGACAAAAATCCCAATCAAAAAACTTATTACTTTAATGGTAACTCCTGGTGGTGAAGTCAAAGTATTTGACAAAAGGAACAAAGGGGATTATATTAAATTATTAGTACGTTATATTAAAGAATTTGTACATCACAATACTGGGTCAGATGGAGAATGAATTAGAGAAAGCACTAGAAAGCAAATTCTTCTGCCCATCAAGATTTGCACAAGAAATTGAATCGTTAGTTCATGTTAACGATGACATGAATTATATTGATGCAATTATTTTCTTCTGCGAAAAAAATAATATTGATGTTGAATCAGTTCCTAAGTTGATTTCAAAACCACTTAAGGAAAAGATTAAATATGAAGCAATGGAGTTAAACTTTCTGAAGAGGAGCTCTAGAGCGAAACTACCACTTTGATGAATGATGCCATTTGATGCCTATAAATGCTATCTGTCTTTGAAGAATCACTTCACTAAAGACAGTTATGACTACCATAAGTATTGTGGTAAAAGTCGTGCTACAGTACAATCTTTTTATAAACGTAAAGATCGCTTTTGGTTTGAGAAAGTATCCAGAAACAAAACCGATCAAGAAGTTATTGATTTCTTTGTATCAAACTTTATCACCTGCACTGATCCAAGTAAGCTTTGGATAGGAGAAATGATACGTGAAGGTGAAGGTAGATACTCTGATTGGAAAAAAAGAAATCAATCACTTTCTTATATTTTCAAAGAAGAAACTCAAAGTTTATTTGAAAATAAAAAAGTAAATGATATTTTTGATTGCTCTAAGGGTCATCCCCCAGTTCTAAAAAAGTTCCTGAAAGGGACAATTAGTATAGAAACCCTAGTAATCTATGATAAAATATTCCTGTTCGGGAAAGATTTTGATAATCAATTAAAAGATCCTGTGTGGGAAACCGTCAGTATGAGAATAAAAAAATATTCTTCATTTCTAAATATTGATGTACCACGTTATAAAAATATTTTGAAAGAAGTTGTTTTGGGAGAAAAATGAGTTTCTTTAAGTCTGAAGTTGTCCGCGCAGAGATGTCTGAAATCAGTGAGATGCAAGAAGAAGTTTATTCAAACGTCTTCAAGTTTCCCACGATGACAAAAGAAGATAAACTGAAACACGTCGAACTTCTGGAAAAACTTCTTGAGAAACAAAAAGTTCTTTATACTCGCTTGAGTTTATCTGATGATCCTGAAGCGATTGAAATGAAGGAAAGAGTTACACAATCTGCAACAATGATGGGTCTTCCACCCAATGTTGATATGAATATTATTTTAAATAACATGTCCAAAATGCTTGAAGTGATGAAGGAACAGATTGACAAGACTGGTTCCGACCTGTAGAATAACAAGGTACACACAAGCCAAATCCGTACACATCCGAGGTAATCCGAATGTCTTTTGCTGATCTTAAAAAACAATCTTCTCTTGGTTCTCTGACTCAGAAACTGGTAAAGGAAGTAGAGAAGATGAGTACAACTTCTGGTGGCGCTGATGAGCGTCTCTGGAAACCCGAAATGGATAAAACTGGTAATGGTTTCGCAGTTATCCGTTTCCTTCCTGCACCCGAGGGTGAAGAACTCCCCTGGGCAAAAATGTATTCCCACGCCTTCCAAGGTCCTGGTGGTTGGTACATTGAGAACTCCCTGACCACGACTGGTGGTAAGGATCCTGTCTCTGAATACAACCGCGAACTTTGGAATAGTGGTATTGATGCAGATAAAGAAACTGTTCGTAAGCAGAAGCGTAAATTGTCTTACTACAGCAACATCTATGTAGTCAAGGATCCTACTAATCCTGCAAACGAAGGTCGTGTCTTCCTGTTCAAGTTCGGTAAGAAGATCTTTGACAAGATCATGGAAGCAATGCAACCTGAGTTTGAAGATGAAACCCCCATCAATCCTTTTGATTTCTGGGCAGGTGCTAACTTCAAACTGAAGATCGTCAAGAAAGATGGTTATTGGAACTACGATAAGTCTGAGTTTGATCGTGTCGCTCCTCTTTTGGAGGATGATGATGCTCTGGAAGCAGTCTGGAAAAAGCAGTATTCTCTTGCTGCAGTAACTGCTCCCGATCAGTTCAAGACTTATGAGCAACTGGAAGCACGTCTGAAGATGGTTCTGGGTCAGAAGTCTTCTAATCGTCCTCGTCTGGATGAAGAGGTTGAAGATGAAGATAATGATCGTGGATCTTATACTCCCGACTTTACTTCACGTCGTCCCGAACCTGAACTTCCTGTCGTGAGTTCTTCTAATGACGAAGACGAAGATGATGCTCTGTCATACTTCCAGCGTCTTGCTGAAGAGTGAAGTATAATCAGATCTGCTTGACTCTTTTGGTTATAGCAGCTTATGCTAATCTACTACTGAAATAGTCTGATATTTTCAGCAGTCTTTAAGGTTCCACTCTTATACTGAGTGGAACCTTCTCTGTATGTCATCATATCTTCCATATCATCAATAACAACATTTAGATATCTTGGTTTGAGAATGAATATGTTTCTTTTATCATTCTCTAATTTTTCTTCATAATCATAGTTGGTAACAGCGATTGGTGCTGGTGTTGTAACCATTGTGTCAGTCAAGTAATCAAAATAAGTTATTGAATAGTCTGATGGAACTTGCAGTCCTGCTGGAACAATCACAACATCTTCACTGTTTTTTACTTCTTCTGTTTCATAGTGATGAACTCCATTGTAAAGGGTGTCATAGTTACCATACTTTTCTAAAAGATATTCATCAAAATTTACCTGAGACATCGGCCATTCGGTTTGAATGTTGATGATATTATTTGTAATCAGAACTACCCAATCTAAGGAAGAATCGCCATAGACTTCAGCAGCAACGTTATCTGGTCTATCATTTCCATTAATTTCATATTTTGTGAAGAATGATAAATTCTGAAAGATGTCTTCTCTTAAGACACCTCTTTTGAATAGATTCTTTACACGAATATAGTCCGATATTTTAGCATCGGGAATTCTACTAACATATTCAAAATCTGGAAGTCTTTGGAAGTAGTTTGACATTTTAGTAACCTATACCTTCTAAACCTTCATAATCACTATTGAATATTGGTTCAAGTTCTTGGAACTGCATGGTTATTTCATATGACACAAGCACTCCATCATGAAATGTTGCATACTGACCTTCGGGTGTGTAGTTCACATTAACACTTTGTAATGCACATTCTTTGATCTTACCTATGTATGGATGATCATAGTCTTCCCCTTTTGGTCTATGTATGTATTGAATTCTAAAAGTGTTTGGTGTTTTTAAAAATAGATTTGATTCTGATTTGATAGGAGACATTCCTCTCTTAAAGAAGTTAAGAATTGAAATTATTTCTTTAGCTTCGGGTGAATTTCTTGCAGACATTTTAAATGTAAAACCAAATGGTCTAAGTGATGGACCATTAAATAATAATTCCATATTTGGATTGATAACAATACCTTCAGCTCTTGCTAATATTGCTTGATTATCTCCTCCTATAGCTGCTGCAGTAAATGCAGAAGCAACTGCTTTTTTAGTGTTTGGATCTTGTGCAGCATTTTCTCCAGATGCTCCAAGAGATCCTAAACCTGCACCAATACCTTCGGTAATACCTTTATATGCACCAGCTGCAAGAGCTGCTTGTAAAGCATTCATGCTGTTTTCTCCCCAACTTGCAGCATTTGTGTCTGATATTCCAGATGGAATTGGAAGAACAACACTTCCAAGAATTTTTCTATCTTTAAAATCTGAACCTCTTCCCCCACCTAATGATAATGTTTCTGATCCACCAGAACTTCCTAATGCACCAAATCCAGAAGGTTTATATTCCAACATAGTAAATTTAACTATGTCTTGTTTTGTTGAACCCAAATCTTTTGGATATGTATAGTTCCCAAAGGTTCTAGTTTTTCCCTGCGAATCAACCGCACCTCCACCTATTGACCCTTTTGCAGCAGTTCCACTTTCTTGTTGCTCTCCATTTCCTTTTGTAGAAGAAACTAACTTTGCTTTGTCTGCTGGCTTTGTTATTCCTGCCTTGTTTAATGCTCTTGAAACTTGAGCATCTGTGTTTTTATGTATCGCTCCATTAGGATCTTTTAATTCTTTTTGTAATCCAGCACCTGCAACTCCAGACATAGTTGGATACTTTGGGTCAGAAAAACTATATGTCTTTCCTCCATCTTTAGATATTGCTGCCGGTTGCCAACTTCCATTTTTTTCAATATAAACTACAGTTTCACCACCGCTGATATTTCCTGCACCATCTTGAGATACTTTTGTTACAGTTCTGTGATATATTGGTGTTCCTCCAGTAGTTTCTGTTACTGGTTTCGTTGATCCCTGAGTTCCTGGTACAACCCTCTCTACAGTTCTAGTAGTTGCTCCAACAGGAGTTCTTGCCTGATCGCTACAAATTGCTCCTGCAGGACAAGTAAATGATGCCATCGGATATACTACTAAACAAAAATCCTTTATTTATTTAGACGGAACTTCCCATATTGTAATGACAACAATTCATCAAGTTCATTATACTTGATGACATGAAGTTTTCCTGCTACTTCTTCCCAAGTATATTGTCTACCTTGTCTCCAATGAAAGTTGATTGCTTTGAATCCCCACTTCTCTAATGAGGTACAAGCAATAAGTGGGTGTTGATCATACTCTATGTCTGGTGTTTTGGGATTGTATATAAAGGTATAAAACTTTCCTGGTTCTGGATATAATACTTCTTCCTTGAAAATATCCATAATAATCATCATGATTTCTTCTGGATCTTTTGTTCCAGATTCCTCAACTCTTTTGAGAAGTTCTTTTGTTCTTGCAGTACCTGTTCCTACATACTGACCGAAAC